TGTAGGTTTGCTAAAACCTAATGCTATAGCAACACGCGAGGCTTTCGTTAAAATCTCTTGAGTCGCCATGGCATACGGTCGTATAGACACTATATTAGATAAAACTCCTGCAACCCTAGACAACACAGTTAAAGTGTTAGAAGTGACCTGTTTGCCATACTCATCTCCAGACTGTGGTACCATACCCACTGTGTTAGATTGGGTGGGCGCACCAAGTACAACGTTTTCTGCCCAACACAACACTGTCATTGTTATCGGATCATTAACCGTAGACAATTGTTTCAAAGGTGATAATTCAGAAATGGCAATGAAGCCAGTAGCTAAATGTTCACCTGCGGGGGCGTCAAATGCGTTGAAATGATGGACATAAGGTAACCTCAGACAACCACCTTGACAAGTAGTGGGGTTGATAAACACATGTGGTGGTTGCGACAACAAAGCCTTGTACGGATTTAAAGCTGTTTGAATAGTTGTTGGTGTCAAAAAAGCTTCATTCGTTGAATTTGATATGGCTGTAGCCATCCACCTCCCATAATGAAATGGAGTACCATTGACCATAAATCTAAAACATAAATCCAATTTAATGTTTCGATAATTAGTCATTCTATTAACAACTCTCTTATTAGAAAAATAATTAGAAGGTTGTATAACATCAATAGTAGTGGTGGCGACTGTCGAATTAGGAGTGTAAACTTTTTGAAAAACTTTCACAGGTCGAGACAAAAACTTCGCTAATGAAACTTCGTCTGTATCAACATTGTAATAAGTTGCGTCACGCTCTGCATCGTAAGACATTTCATAATGCTCAGTGTCGTCGTCCAAAGTTGTGATCACTTGCGTTGTGGATCCTTCCAAAACATGCATCATGTTTGAATCCATTTCACCACTTTGTGGAACATATTGTGAAAACATAGGAACAATGCATATTATTTCCCACAATGTGTCATCATCTCCAAAGAAAGGTAAATCAATTTCTCCACTCTGTGGCTTATTTTGTTTGTCTTTCTCAGCTTTCTTGGCAAGAGCTATTCCAAAGGCATCCACAAACCAATTCGATTGAGGAGGTGCCTGTGTGAAATTTCCAAGTTCATAATACAAATAATAAGCATCACGATAAAACTTAACACTGGCAAACGCCTCCAAAACAACAGACCCATCAGAATATAATAACTCAGGTGGGACTGCAATGCCGTCATAATAGCCAAGAAACGGAAACACGCCAGATTGAGGTTGAATGCCAGAATGTGGCGTCAATGGAAAATTGTCAACACTAGAAGATGGAGATAAATCATCACAAGTAACACAAGACAACAGCTCAGGATGACATACACCGCACGCTTTTGAGTGCCAATATTGGTATGTAGGGCCGCTGCATGAGAATCCAACAAACTGTGGATGCGCATGATATGTGTAACAATGATCTGAGTCGGGCTTTCGAAGCCTCCCGTCAGACTCAGAAACGGAAGACATGTAAATCGGGCTATCCGGCCCTTCGACTGGGGTTATGGTCGCTGTAGACCCCATGTTTGTGTATAGTTTTGACTTCGTGCCTATACGTGCACCTTGTTTAGATTTGCTGAAGGATTAATTTAAACAGAACCATCACCCTCATAAGGCCCTGAGTCGAAATGTCCAATACTCATCTCCCAGACAAGCCTCGATAAATCTTGAGTATGATCTACCTGGTAACCAGTGTCTGGTTCATCTCTAACATATTTGTTTCGCCACATTTCACAACGATCAAAAAATGTTAGGTGGTTGGTCTTCACAAACCTTTCGAGGCGCTCCTCTGTAATAAACAGATTCACCTTACCTCGAAATTCTTCATACACCTCCTCCCCATGAGCAAAAAGCTCTAATAATGCGCCATCTAAAATCTGACCAAAAATTTCAGACGGTGATAAATGAGGAGTCGGAATTCCACACGTAATAGATTTCAACACGCTACTGTACGCTAATGCGCCCAAGTGGTGCTCTAATTGTGGTATATACACACTCTTCCTTTTTAAAAAATCAACTTCACGAGTATTGTAAAACAACTCATGTGTTCCCTCTTTGTCGGGTGGTGTGTACTCTATGCCGTATAAGTGCAAATAATGCGCTTTTACCTTAGCATTAAACCACGAACAAGACGTTGAAACCGTGCCAATGTCGTCATCTCCGTATGTCATCATATGTACATTCTTACGAAACGGAGGGGGTGGTTTTTGTGGAGAACTATCATAATAAGCACAACGAGAATTTAAACTATTAGCAGTGCTATTCACATATGATGTCATGTTTTGCCCACTGGCGTTCCCGCGGGACATCATCACAAGTGCTCCATAGTACATAACCATAAATGTAGTTAAATCTGGTACCATGGCGCTCATAATTTTTAATTCTTCATCCGTGTATCCAACAACACGCGCGATGCGCATGTATATAGAGTAACACGATTGTGTAACATTCAAAAATTCCTTTTGATCATATCCCTTATAGTCGCCAGCTATGCATCTATGTTTACCAAAATGCTCAACATATTCCAAAAATTGGTCCCATTCCAACGAGTGACTATTTACGCCAATAGCACACTCAGCCAAAATTGGCAATTCGCTCAACAATCGGGCAATAGGTAACCAATATTTACGAACAATCAGCTTAAATGGAGTGCCATTTCCGAAAAATACGCGAACTTTATCTTTGCCCAACTTCACTGGCTCATCTTTCAGATGGGCTATGAAAACTGGAAAACATCTTCGTCCGGCGGCATATTCACTCTCCATACGCGTGACTTCATCCCAAATTTCAGGGTAAATAAAATCACGCTCACCATCAGCGCCAGTGAGATATTCGCTCGTTTTTCCTTTCAATGGATAACCTGCTGCTGTGTTCGTCTTCAAAGCATCTAAAAAACGCACTCCAGGCACGCCGTTCACGTTTTGTTGATTCGTTAGAGGACGAATTATTTCACTCATCCCAAACCCGAGGCGTTTTAATTCACTTATAATTGGT